GCGTAAGATGTTAGCAATGTGGCTTAAAGAAGTTGATGCAAAACTAGAGGGGGTAGCATAAATGTTTGTAATCTTTGCAACCAAATCACTAGACGATGGCAGCAAGGGCTTTCGTTTTAACATCTTGGGTACAAAGGGATTGGTGCGTAAGCGGCGTGTCAAATCTCGTGGCCTCAAGTTCTTCCAACGTAACAAGTGTATGACTGCCCACCACATGGGTAAGGTAAGCTTGTACATTGAACGTAACCGTAATGCAGCACGTAAGCTGTCACATTTTGCAGGGTAGGAGAATACCACATGGATAAGAAACTTAAAACAGAGCTAACCCGTGAAGAAGTTGTACAAATGCTTGACTTGTACAACACACTTGACAATGCGCTAGACAACATAGTTGAATGTCTGGACGTAGACATCTCTACACTGCGTGACTTGCGGCGGATAAGATCCGATTTACGGGAGTTGTTTAACTTTCGTACAGTTGTAGACGAAGATGGACACCCAGAGCATTGGAAGTCTAAGGTCTTACCTGATGCAGATAATGCATGGTATTACGAGCCAAAGGAGTAACACAACATGGCTGTAATGGCATACGACATAACTCTTGAGATTAATAATGTTAAGTCAGTTGTTAAGTTAGACGGTACATACCCTGCGGTAAATGATTGGAAGTCAGCGACAGAGTTTGCCATACACATGGCTATGCATGACTACCCCGGTTGTCGTATTGATTTCATAGACTGTGCTGAGTATGTACATGAGGAATACACAAGCTATGGATACATACACTCAACACCCATTGCCGTACAGTAACGGTACAAAGGATGATCCGTGTGACGATTGGTCGGGCCATCCACTTCCCAAACCACAGAAGGACGATAAAAAATGATTAGTGCAGCATTGATGTGCCTTGCCCTTAATATATACCATGAAGCACGTAGTGAGCCTGCCGTTGGGCAAGCCGCTGTAGCTCACGTGGTACTGAACAGGGTAATGAGCAACAGGTGGCCTAATGATGTGTGCGAAGTAGTGCATCAAGGCTACAATAAGGGTAGGTACAAGTGTCAGTTTAGCTGGTACTGTGACGGTAAGTCAGATGACCCAACAGATATGGTGGCGTGGGCTAAGTCCGTGCTGCTTGCTAATGAAGTTCTAATTGGTAATGTACCTGACGTAACTAATGGATCAACACACTACCACGCAAGATACGTTAAGCCGTATTGGAGCGCAGAACTTGACAAGACTGTGACCTATGGGTCACACATATTCTATGAATAGCTTACCGTTACCAGTAAAGAGTAGACATACACCATACAACTATGGCACAGTTGCCGTACATACAAACATAGGAGAACCAGTATGCCTTTTGATATTCCACAACATTTAGACTTTGACGTAGCCTTTGAGGACACACGTATGCCCGACAAGAAGTACGTCATCAACCAAGAAACAGGGCATCCCCTTGGTATCGTTGGTAAATCTTTTCAGTGTGCATCGCATGGTGATTTCTTTCGTGGTGTAGTTGACACTGCCACTGAGACACTGACTGCCAATGACTTAGATGGTGCTAAGTATGGCTTTCGTACCGCACGTAATGGTGCATGGGCTATGCTGGACATCACCCTGCCTAACGTAACGTCAACTATCCGCACAGATAAGTTCGAGACATCCATTGGCAATCGTATCATCAGTTTGCATGGTATTGATGGGTCATGTAGCAACCAAGTATTCTTTGGTGCTATTGATTTCTTCTGTACCAATGGTATGATCACGGGAGATCACGATAAGGTGCGTAAGAAAAACACTGCCAACTTTTCTATGGAAAGTTTTATATACGAATTGAACCGTGCAAGGACTGACTTCTACCAACAGGCAGAACAGATGCAGGTATGGGCTAACACTAGCCTCAAGTATGTAGACGTAAGCACACTGCTTGATGACATGCTTGGGTCTAAGCGTAAGGCTGAGAAGATGTATGGTTTGTACATGTCGGAAGCATCAACTCGTGGTCACAATAAGTTCTCCTTATATAGTGCTATGACTAACTATGCTACCTATGCAGACGAACGTAATGGGTTCAACCTCAAGTCAACAGGCAATGACACACAGGCAATCAGCATGTGGTCACGTGAGCAAGAGGTAAGCAAGTGGGTCAGCGATGACAGGTTCCGTTTGTTGGAAGCTGCGTAGTGAAACTCAGTTTCAGTAGGAAGGGAGACCTTATGGAGCTATTACTTTGTACCCTCTTAATTAAGGGGGGGTATGAAGTTTTTAGAAACGTGGGTTCTGATGGCCCAATTGACATAGTTGTAGTGGATAGGAACAGTATGCAAACTCTTTGCATAGACTGCAAAAGTCCTATAATTGCCACGGATGGCACACTAAAGGGTAAGCAAAGTAAATTAACGGAATCCCAAATAGCTGCGGGTATAATTTGCATGACCGTATGGGAAGGGAAAATATATTATTGGAGTTCTAGCACAGACATGTTGGCAAAAGATTTTGAAGGAGTAGTATATGCCTAACCTACCACGCTATGTACAAGAGCGAGTGTCACCCTCTGGGGTGATCTCGTACCGCTTCAATCCGCCGCAGCCTCTTGTAGATGAGGGTGTGGTGCAACGTGCAGAGTACGGCACTGACCTCAAGCTAGTGCGTAAGATTGTGAAGGAACACAATGTTGCTATAGATGCGTGGCGGTATGAACAGTCTCTTGTTATACAAGTAAAGCCTAGCAGCAAGGTGACTGACTTGATAAACTACTACTATCAATCTAATGATTTCAATATGTTACGTACTACAACTAAAGTGGATTACAGATACTTCCTTACCATTCTCCACCAGACAATGGGTGGTAAGAAGTATGACAGTGTAACGTCTAAGGTTGCCAAGCAGGCATATGAAGATTGGGTTAAGCGGGGCATCAGCTTCGCTAACCATGCAGCTACGTGTGCCAGTAGGGTGTACAACTACGCCATACAGATGGAACATGCTACCCTAAACCCTTGGGCCAACATCAAACGTAAGGCATTGCCGCAACGTAAGGTAGTGTGGCAGCATGATGACGTTGTCCGGTTTCTTGATAAAGCATACAGCGATTATGAATACAGGAACGTAGGCTTGATAGTACAGATGGCATACGAATGGTGTCAACGATTAGGTGACATGCGTAACCTGACATGGGATAACATTGACTTACATTCTCAGAAGCTAAGCCTTGAGCAGAGTAAACGTAGGGCGGATGTATCTTTACCCATATCGGATGGGTTGTGTGAGATGCTTAGCAATCAACGCACTGACTTTGGGTTTCAAGACTACGTAGCACCTCACCCACGCCCTGTTATGGGTAAGTATCAACCATACGCAATGGAACGCTTATCAAAGGTAGGCCGTAGGGTAATGAGGTTGGCTGCATTGCCGGAGGAACTACGATTGATGGACTTACGTAGGACAGGAGTGACACAGATGATTGATAAAGGTGTGCCAATTGGGCAACTTATGTCGGTGACAGGACACAATCATGTGTCTTCTGTGAAACCATACATGAAGCATACATATGATTCTGCAAATAATGCCTTGACACAAAGAAATGTCAGTGTACAATCGAGCGTAGTGAGTAACAAAGAAAGTAATATGTAATGAATATACTTAGTATTATAAATGATCTATCACTTGTTAATGGTGAGACAAGACGCATGTCCTGTCCTGTATGTAATACTAAGAACACTTTTACTGTTACAAATAACATGGGTTCCATCGTATGGAATTGTTATAAAGCAAGCTGCACTGCTGGTGGTGGTACACGTACATCACTGACTGCTGATGACATACGTAAGTCATTAGGACATGTTGCAGAAGAGACACATGCTGTAACATTCAGCAGACCTGAATGGTTTGTAAGAGACTACAAAAAGATTGCATCCTTCTGTGACCAATGGCAGTTAGATGCGCAAGACTTAGGGCTATTGTATGACGTGAAGGAACATCGTGTGGTGTTCCCTGTTGTACACGGTGGAGTTACAGTAGATGCCACGGGCAGATCACTGGGTAATCGTATACCTAAGTGGAAAAGATATGGTAAGAGTGTATTGCCATACGCTTTCGGACGTGGTAAAACTGCTGTAGTTGTTGAGGACTGCATAAGTGCTGCCGTTGTAGGTAGTGATGTATATGTCGGGGTAGCATTGTTAGGTACGTCCCTATCTAATGGACACAAACAGTACTTGTCGCAGTTCTCATCAGCTATAATTGCATTAGACCCCGATGCTTTACCCAAGACACTGCAGTTTGCTAAGGAATTACGTAGCCACGTTGCCAACATCAAGGTACTACGACTAGACGATGACCTCAAATACCGACAGCCATCCGACATGGCAAACCTTTCAACACTAGGAGACTAACACATGGAACTATCACTCATTCGTAGCTTGATGGACAAAGAATTTTATGACGAACATCGTGGCTCACGTTGCCCTGATCGTTTGTTTAGTAAGGATGTGCGTAAGATCAAGCAGTCTATCGACTCAGCTATGGATCGTTACGAACGTACCGTAACACCAGCAGAGATTGAGGCGTTGTTCATGGCTAACAACCCTACCCTCACTACGGCACAGAGACAGGCGTACAGCCACCTGTTTCTTCAAGTAACTAAAGAAGCCCCGATGGGCAGTGACATTGCGCAGGAGGTGCTGTCTAAGCTGTTCCAACAGGTAGTAGGCGAAGACATTGCCAACCTTGGGTTCGACTATGTAAATGGTGACAAGACCAGCCTTGAGCCATTACGTCAGATGCTTGAGCAATACGGCGATGACTTTACACCTAACCTACGTATTGAGTGGGAAGACATTGACCTCGACACCATCATTGCAATGACAGACCTTGAGTCACAGTGGACATTCAACATACCTACGTTGACACGTAAGGTTGAAGGCATCAACGCTGGTCACTTGATTGAGGTAGGCGCACGGCCTAACACTGGCAAGACATCCTTCCATGCCTCACTGGTGGCTGGGCCGGGTGGCTTTGCATGGCAAGGTGCTAAGGTAGTTGTACTATGTAACGAGGAAGGCTACCACCGTGTCGCTCACAGGTATATAACTGCCGCAACTGGGATGGATAAGCACGAGATTGTTAAGCAGAAGCAGAAGGCTATGGAAATCTTTGCTAAGATCAGACCGAACATCATGTTCAAGGACGCAACGGGACGTGACATGAATTGGGTTGAGTCAGTATGCAAGTCATATAAACCTGACATTGTTATACTTGATATGGGTGACAAGTTCTCACGTATGGCTGGCTTCTCACGACCTGATGAATCACTGAAGGCTAACGCTATACATGCACGACAGATTGCTAAGCAACAAGATTGTGCTGTGTTCTATATGTCACAGTTATCTGCGGAAGCAGAGGGTAAGGTTGTACTGAACCAAGCAATGATGGAGGGATCACGTACAGGTAAGGCAGCAGAAGCTGACCTTATGATTATGATCTCTAAGAACCCTACGGTAGAGGGACAGGAAGAAGAAGACAACCAACGTCACATCAACGTGGTCAAGAACAAACTGTCAGGTTGGCACGGTATTGTACACACCGACCTTGAGTACAAGATTGCGAGGTACGTATGTTAATAGAAGTAGCTGACCTAATACAATTTGGTTTACTTGCGTCAGTAGCTGTGTTGCTTTGGGAGCAACACCTTCAGAAAAAAACTATAGAAAGATTTAGGGAGGGCATGATTGAATTAATAGACAAACACAACGAATTAGCAGACGCCTTCACAGAATTGGAGGAAGATGTATCCGAAATAGAGGAGGCAATACAGTGATTTCATACGAAGACATAGCTGCCTTTGCTGAGATGGCAGAAGAGGACGTACAAGCTGGGTATGTTTACGTAATTACAAATAAGGCATGGCCCGAATGGGTTAAGATAGGCAGGGCTATTGATGCAAACGACAGGCTACGTAGCTATCAGACAAGCTCACCACTTCGTGACTATTGGATTGTACACTCTGTACACTTTGATGATGTTAATGCAGCGGAGCGTAAGGCACATTTGATTGCGGCAAGGATTACCAGCACACCTTGGAACAAGGTTGTTAACGGTGAATGGTTTAAGCTTACCGAACAACAGGCAAAAGATGTACTAAAGGAGGTGACAATTGATTAACGCAACATACATAGACCACATGGGTACTGACCTTACTGTAGTTAATGCAGCACGTGTTAGCTTTGGTAAGAAATCTGAGTACGTTACCTTAACAAAAGGTTTCCACTCAGGTGAAGCGACAGAAGAGTCACTATCAAGCCGTGACGTAAAGCTAATCCAATACCTAGCCAATCATAGCCATTATAGTCCATTCGGTCACTGCTTTGCATCCTTCCATGTCAAGGCTCCATGCTTTGTAGCACGACAGTTAGTCAAGCATAAATTTCTGCGTTGGAATGAGATCAGCCGTAGGTATGTCGATGATGAGCCTGAGTTTTACACACCTGATGTATGGCGTGGTAGGGCTGATGATATAAAACAAGGTAGTTCAGGCGAAGTTAAAGTTCCTTACTTAGTGCCACATGAGTTTAACAAGTCTGCCCTCTATGAGTACGAAACATTACTTGAGGCGGGTGTATGTCCTGAGCAAGCACGTATGGTATTACCACAGTCCACCATGACTGAGTGGTACTGGTCAGGTAGCCTTGATGCCTTTGCTGATATGTGTAAGCTAAGGTGCGCCACTGATACACAGGCAGAGACACAAGAAGTAGCTTGGGACATATACTTTCAAATGGAAAAGCTATTCCCTGTGTCGTGGATAGCATTGATGGAGGATGCTTACTGATATGAAGTTCACTAACACAGACCCCGGTGGCTGCACAATTACTCTAGAGTTTAATGCTGACAACATGGACATGCAGGAGGTGTTGCAATACTTTACGTACTTCTTGAGGGGGTGTAGCTACACTATAGACGCAGACCAATACCTATCGGTTGAACAAGATGACTAATGAGATTTATATTAAAGGAGAAACAGAATGACTGATCTATGCCCTTCCTGCAGAGAACCTTTGGATTACCCGTCAGGTGATGGTTGTGCTGCGATG